GGCCAACATGGGCATCACTTGAACACCCTTGATGTGCTCATTGTTCCACATGGTCTGAGCACGGGCACACGCCTTTTCGTAACCAGTCTTGACGTTGGTTCTGGAAACTGCAACCTTTTCAGTTCCAACCATACCGGTGCTCTTTACGATGTCAGCGGTTCCATCTCCCAGGTCCTCAACGTGAATGTCGGTGAATCTCTCGCGACCGTTTTTGTCTTTTCTGATAAGTCGTTCCATTGTAGTCATATTTAATTTCTCAACTTTAATTAGATGTCTGAAATACCAGTTGTAAATTATGGTAGAATGGAACGACTTAGGCCTCCAGAATTCACATCTGTCCCTATGAATGTGAATACATTTTGTATCGTTTTTATAGTTTTATGTATTTTAGGTCTATATAATCGTTCTGTGACTATTAGTCAACGCAATCAACAATCTTATATTTGAGACACTTACTTGGGGTGAGGTACAGATCCTTCCTCATGAGACGCTTAAATTTCTTTTCAGGGATTTCAGTCTTGGAGAGATACATCTTCTTGATTCTCTTCATGAACTTTTCAGACGACTTGAGTTCGTGTTTGAGTTCTTGGAAGTTACCCCAGAATTCCGTGGAAATTTGGTGAATGAGGATATAGGCGTCCTTACCCATTCGTTTCTCCGAACCACCAAGTAAGACAAAAGTTGCCGCACTACAGCACGATCCCTGTGCGATAGTGATGATCTTTACACGGGAACTTTCTAAAATATTCATGATGTTGAATCCCGAAAAGATGTCACCACCTTCACTCATGATGTGGACACGGATCTCTGGTTCATATCCGATAAGTTCAGCCTTTTTTTTGAGAAGTTCTATTTCAAGTTTCTTGAAGTTCTCAACGAATTCTAAAGTATTGTCTCGGTCGATAGTTCCGTAAAAGAAAATCTCATTCCCCACAACTCGAACACACTCTTCGGCTTCAGTTTCTGTTTCATCTTCGTTCGTATGCATTCTTCAGTGCCTTCTTTATTCTTGTAACGTCTCTAGATTTTAAGCCATTTCCAACTGCGAGGTGATTCATGACATCGAAATCTTGTGGACTGATTTTATAATTAAGGAGGGTCTCCAAGTTTCCTTTCTCGGCGTACAACTTTAATAAACACAATTCATCAACTCCCAAACCACCCATCGATTTTTTATAAATTTCATTGACCTTTTGTTTTCTCATCTTGTAGTTTCCGTGTTTGGTCCAACAACTTCCCGGTCTAATCTTTTCCCTTTTAAGGGGTTCACCCAAAGAATGTTTGGGTATTGTTAAGGCGTGGAGAACGAAGTATGGCATGAGGTTCCAGTTTCCGGATGAGTAAATGTAAGTATCGAAATAATCTGCATTTGAAAATGAGTGAGATGCTGTCACTACATCTACGTTACTAGAATCTAGATAGTTTTCTTGAAATATATCCCACATGTGACCATGTTCACTTATACTGTCATATATTTGAATCGGTTTGGGATCACATAATATATCAGTTATGAATTCTTTGGGTGTTTGAAATACATCCATTTCGTCGTAGCCTTCCAGGTATGTGAAAAAATTTCGAATATTTCCCTGCGATCTCACAGCTGCGTCGTAAGCTTTGGTGTTTGATTCATCTGTCAATTTCATCAAAATTTCGGGTTTATGTTTTGGAATAAACACAGTCTCGAAGTTTGGAAACATACACATATTTGTTGTCGTTACGATGAGACATCCACGTGTTACCGGTACACCATCAGAAACTTGTTCTATGATTGGTTTAAATATTGGGTCATAATTATCAATGTATGCATGTTGGGAGGTAGTCTTTATAAACGACAGAACATATGTTTTACATTTTAGATGTTCAGTTTGTAATTCTATATGACGGGTGTCTCGTAAAACTTCTTTAAGAATATAGGTTTTACCAACACCCGATGCTCCACATATGAACACATTTTTACCGTTATTAATGTGCTTACGTACCAGGTCTATATATTTTTGATGAATCGTTGTTAAAGGTGTGTTATTTTTTTGTGATACTACCTTAATGAAAGACTCCATTGATGAACTTACTAATGAAGCAATAGATTTGGTGCTTGAAAATAGCGCACTTCATAAACGTATCGTAGAACCTTTAAAAAGAAAAATTGTACCATATGTTGTATGTAGTTTAATGACCAATTTGATCATGATTATTATTCTGTTCTACCTTGCTCGACGTCTGTCTCTTCTTCAGCCCCCCCCTCGGTAGATTCTTCATCTTCATCTTCATCTTCATCTTCATCTAAAGAGGGTCCGAAAAATCCAGCGGGTGGGGGTTCATCCTTTTTCGATAAGAATTTACCTATCTTCTCGAGAGGGGTCCCGGCAGTCATTGCCTCAATAGGATCTATCGTCCTCGGTAAAGTGAGTAGTGGAATTGAACGCACGTTGAGAATCTCCGGTTTGGTAAATACACTGTCTAGGGGATATTCATCTTCAAACTGCTTCAAGACAGACTTGGGCACCGAGGGTGACTGCTCTAACAAACGATCATATTCCGTCTTACATTCACCAACGAAATCTAAACCCTCTTTGCTACGCTCTCCCCTGTCTAGGGCTAACATAAGACGGATGTTCCTAGAAAGCATACCGAAAGCTAACGCAGCTGTTCTATGGTTTTCCATGAGTTCATTAATTTTGAGGAATTGGGATATAGTCGCTATGAGCCCCGCTGTTAGGTTTAAACCACCAATTATAGAGGGAGCAAACGACTGCACGTTCTCTGGAAAGGTACCCTGGGCGAAATTCGCGGTTCCAGTTATAGTAGAAAGTATAATAACTGGTAAAGTGAACCGAATACTGGAACGTCGGTAAATGAAAAATGCGCGATGATGCATATACCTGTAACACGCAGAGGCCTCACCCCACTGTTTGAGTATATTTTCGTGACCATCTGTCCATGACAGACGCATCTCTTCACGGGAAATCTTTTTTTCTTCCGTCATTATATAATAGATGAATATAATTTTCCTGATTCATCTAATTTTTTTAATCGGTATATTAGTTATTCCATTTACAAATAATAAAAGATATCTCCACTTTTATTCAATTCTCATACCATTTCTATTTTATCATTGGTCGGTGAATGATGATACATGTGCAATGACACAGGCAGAAATGTACTTTACGGGGAAGGATAAAGATGAAACATTTATGCACAGATTGGTGAGTCCGATATACAAGATGGAAGAGAATGATGTCAATAAATGTACAAAAACACTGTTTTTTGTTCTATGGGGAATCGTACAATATAGATTGGGGTATTTAAATATAATATTTGAAGATTTCAAACAATTAAAGAAACGCAGTTAGTATAATATACTATGGAAAGTAAAATCTACAACGAGATATCCAGACTCGTGAGGATGCGTGAACTTTGTCACGAAACCTATCTAGTAAATTTGGAAGATGTTCAAGAAAAAATTGAAAAGGTTGATAACCAAATTAAACAGACTGAGTCTACTGTAAAGATTGAAATACTAGAAAGGCAGCGAACCCTTTACAATAAAGAGATTAGAAAACTCGACAATTCGATGGAGAAAACCACCGATACATTAAACCAAAAAATTAACATACTTCAAGTTGAGCTAAATAATATACAGAAGGAAAGGGAATCATTTGAATACAACATTGAAAAAATCAGAAATGGTATAGAAAATGAAAATACTGGTGATGTTTTCATCATGTTTTCCAACGTCCTCAACGCACTAGAAATTCTCAAGAAGGAGAGAAACGAAAACGATCAAAAAAGTGAACACTCGTCTTAAAATTGTAATACAAAAGCATACAGTACGCATCAGCTATGTCATGTTTTCTCTCATATGGAATCGTATCTAAATCTATATACTTCCCCATTTTGACAAGAACGCGCTCCTTCCTCTCTTCGTAGTTTAGATGACCCATCCCGAAGTGTGCGTGTATTGTCAGGGGTGAAATCAGTAGAACCTTATCTTTGAACATATAGTGTAGTAGAATCTCGATATTCGTGAAGCCTTGGGGTGGCTGTCTCTCTATAAGGATCCGATCGGCCTTGTCGAACACGTCTTTATGGTCATCTACAAATAAAGGAACTAAGTCAACAAAGTCATTACTGTAAATGTATTTGTAGTCTTCTAAACTTACCTTTTTCATGTACTCAACTTTAATCACCGGTCCATTCCCACACTCAGCGAGGACGAGACCCATATTGTGGAATCCTATATCTATGGCCAAGACCTTCATGTCTTTATGTCAAAGATTTTCTTTAAATAAACCTAAGTAGATGCTAAAATTTGAAATTTTA